CATAGCATCTAATGTAAAAGTTTCATTTATATCTGTCGATACCTTCTTTTTTGATGACTTCTCTTTGAACATCATTATATTTGAATTATAAATATTTAGGTTTATATATAAAATTAAGTTGTGTTATATAATCTATATTTTTTTCTCCTCTAATAGTATAAAGAATATAGCGTAAATGGGTGGTGGTCTTCTTCAATTAGTTGCTTATGGTGCCCAGGATGTTTATTTAACTGGTAATCCTCAAATTACCTTTTTCAAAGTAGTTTATCGTCGTCATACTAACTTCGCTATGGAAGCTATACAACAAACTTTTAACGGAAATGTAGGATATGGAAATACTGTAACTTGTCAAATATCACGCAATGGCGATTTAATTAACCGCATGTATTTACAAGTTTCCGTACCAAAAAAAACTACCGCTAATACTACCGACTCATATGTCAACTACTTAGGTCTTCGATTAATTAAATCTGTTGTTATTGAAATAGGTGGTCAACAAATAGATAAACATTATTCTGATTGGTTATACATATGGAATGAATTATCTTTACCTATAGGCAAAAAATATGCATATCAAACTATGGTAGGGGCTGATAAAGATATATTGTCAAACAAAGATACTACTCTATATATACCATTAGAATTCTGGTTTTGCCGTAATGTAGGTCTATCATTACCTTTAATAGCACTACAATATCACGAAGTTAAAGTTAAAATAGAATTTGAATCTAAGTCAAATTGTATTTTATCAGGCACTACTATTGGTAATATACCTAATATAACTAATGCTTCTTTATGGGTTGACTACATATTCTTAGATACCGATGAACGCAGAAGATTTGCTCAATTATCACATGAATATTTAATTGAGCAATTACAATTTACTGGTTCAGAATCTCTTAATAAAGGAACTAATAGAATTAAATTAAACTTCAATCATCCTTGTAAAGAATTAATTTGGGTTGCTAAAAGTAAAGGAGCTTTCAAAAAAGACAGATGGTATGATTATAATTTATACAATGCATCGAGTGGTGAACTAATCTCAATGAGTTCTACAAGCAATTATATACTTGGTGTTGATCCTGAAAGTGCGAGTTTCAAAAATCCCTTAAAAAGTGCTATTTTACAATTAAACGGCAATGATCGTTTCGCAGTTAGAGAAGGATTATATTTCACTCACGTACAACCTTATCAACATCATACCAATGTACCAGTTAATAACCCTATCAACGTATATTCGTTTGCCTTAAAACCTGAAGAACATCAACCAAGTGGAACTTTAAACATGTCTCGTATTGATACTGCCACCCTAATGATTGAAGCTGAAGACCCGGGAACATCTACCGATTATACATACGATGGTATTAATATATACGCGGTTAACTATAACGTATTACGTATATTATCTGGAATGGGTGGTTTAGCTTATTCTAATTAATTTAATATATGTGTTATATATTTTCCTTTTTTTTTTCTCCTCTAATAGTATAAAGAATATAGCGTAAATGGGTGGTGGTCTTCTTCAATTAGTTGCTTATGGTGCCCAGGATGTTTATTTAACCGGTAATCCTCAAATTACCTTTTTCAAAGTAGTTTATCGTCGTCATACTAACTTCGCTATTGAAGCCATTCAACAAACCTTTAACGGAACTCCTACTTTTGGCAACCGCGTAACTTGCCAAATATCAAGAAATGGAGATTTAATACATCGCGTATATTTATCAATAATTGATTATACTTCAGAAGGGACCGTTTGTCCTTATTTCGGCCTTCGTTTAATCAACTATGTTGAAATTGAAATAGGTGGTCAAAAGATAGATAAACACTATTCACACTGGATGTATGTATGGAATGAACTTTCATTACCTTATCCTAAAAAAGAAGCTTACAAAACTATGGTAGGAGCTAATAATAAACTTGTTCCTCTCGTCAAAGCCAATTTATATATACCATTAGAATTCTGGTTTTGTCGCAACGTCGGTTTAGCACTACCTTTAATTGCTCTCCAATATCATGAAGTTAAAATTAATATTTTATTTGAAGATAAAATTAAATGCCAAGGATCCGATTCTGATATTAATGAATTATCATCTGTGAATTTATGGGTAGATTATATATTCTTAGACACTGATGAACGCAGAAGATTTGCCCAATTATCACATGAATATTTAATAGAACAACTTCAATTCACTGGTTCTGAAACTATAACCGGAAAAAGCATGAAACCTAAATTATCTTTCAATCATCCTTGCAAAGAATTAGTATGGTTCTGCACTTCAGATTTTGAAAACTCTCAACATGTTAAAAATAAAAATTGGGTCAACTATTCTACAGGAGTTAACGGCTATTCCCCTACTTCGACTGAACTATATAAAAAAACCAGTGCTATAACTTCTACAAATCCTATTGAAAGTGCTAAACTTGTATTAAATGGCAATGATCGCTTTTCATCAAGACCGGGTTCTTACTTTAACTTAATCCAACCTTATCAACATCACGAAAATATTCCATCTAACCCAGGAATAAATGTTTATTCATTCGCTTTAAAACCTGAAGAACATCAACCAAGTGGCACACTAAACATGTCGCGTATAGATACTGCTGTTCTAAATTTAGAATTAGATACTAACTTTGCTACTGCTGCTACCACTTCTGCCAAAAACCTCAATGTATACGCGGTTAATTATAACGTACTACGTATATTATCTGGTATGGGTGGTTTAGCTTATTCTAATTAAATAATTTATTACATTACTAAATTTATAAATAATAAATGTTGTTAAATGCTATAATATTCCTTTTTTTTTTCTCCTCTAATAGTATAAAGAATATAGCGTAAATGGGTGGTGGTCTTCTTCAATTAGTTGCTTATGGTGCCCAGGATGTTTATTTAACCGGTAATCCTCAAATTACCTTTTTCAAAGTAGTTTATCGTCGTCATACTAACTTCGCTATTGAAGCTATAGAACAAACAGCTACAGGAAGCAATTCACTTGGTTCTCGTGCTACTTTTCAGTTAACTCGCAACGGAGATTTAATACATCGTATTTACTTCTATGGAAAAATTAAAAATACTGCAACCTCAGGTACAACCTCAAGTGTAGCGTTAGTTCCTAATTTTGGACAAAAATTATTAAAAACTATTGAACTTGAAATAGGTGGACAACGTATAGACAAACATTATTCTGAATGGTTATATATATGGAACGAATTATCTCTTCCTTTTGGTAAACGCGAGGGTTATTATAAAATGATTGGAGCAAACAAAGAAAATAATTGTACTTTACTTGCTGCTACAGAATCATATGAATTATATGTGCCTCTAGAATTCTGGTTTTGCCGCAATGTAGGTCTCGCATTACCTTTAATTGCATTACAATATCATGAAGTCAAAATTAATGTAGAATATGAATCACAATCTAATTTAATTGATAAGTCTGCAAAAAATTCTACTTTTGAAGCACCAGAAGCAAAAAATGATACTTATGTCAATCCTAATATAGTTCTTGACGCTCCAAAATTATGGGTTGATTATATATTCTTAGATACTGATGAACGCAGAAGATTTGCTCAATTATCTCATGAATATTTAATAGAACAACTTCAATTTACCGGAACTGACAATATACCATCTTCTACTAATGAAGATGGTATGAAAAGTATACGTATGAATTTCAATCACCCTTGTAAAGAACTTGTATGGGCTATTAAAAAAACTGACACTGATGTTTATTGGAATAACTTTTCAACAGCAAAACCATTAATTTCGGGTACTACAGAAACTCCTAATGATTATTATGCTTCAGAAAATCCTGTTATGCAAGCTAAAATAATGCTTAACGGCAATGATCGTTTCGCGCAAAGAAAAGGAGATTATTTCTCTTTAGTACAACCTTATCAACATCATGAAAATACCCCCGATGATTACCACAAAGGTATAAACGTTTATTCCTTTGCTATTAAACCCGAAGAACATCAACCAAGTGGAACTTTAAATATGTCTCGTATAGATACTGCTGTTCTATCATTATCTTCCAGTATCGATGGTTCTATACACATATATGCTGTAAATTACAACGTTCTTAGAATATTATCCGGTATGGGTGGTCTTGCTTATTCTAACTAAAAATATCCTATTTGTTTATTATCCATAATACAGCAATTTCATTTTTAAATTTATAATTTTTATCAATGGATAATATAATATTATATAATATTTTTGATATTTGAATTGATATCTTATTAGTATGAATATCTTTATTTATGTTTATTTTAGTTATATAGTTAGTTATATAGTTTGTCGATATAGGCAATTTTAATATAATATCTTCTAAATAAGGTAAAGAACGTTTATTCATTAATTTAGTATATAGCTTTGCATTTATTTTAAAATTTAAATACGAACATTCCTTATCTGTAAGTGTTTTGTAGTTTTTTGTACTTTTCTTAAGCATATTTATAGTTTTATTATAATTATTATTAAGCTCATAACTAATTTTTTTTATTAAATAATATTTTAACATACCACAATTATAGATAGAACGCTTTTCTTTCACTATACTTTTGAATTTTGTCTCATTTTTAACAAAGTTATTAGATGACTTATTTATCTCACTCAACTTTTTGAGTTCACAATAGCTTTGTAAATACTTAGTAATATTTGCAAAATAATCCTTATTGGTAAAGTTCATGATAGTTGTTATTAAATAATTTTATATAAGAATCATTTTTTTATAAAATGTAAAAAATAAGGAACATTTTATAAAAAAATATTATATATAAATTATTGCTATTTTCAGGTATTTTACTAATAATATATTAGTCATCACCTATAATAACCTCTTTAATATAGGGTTCCAAAATTTCATTTATTACTATTTCAGGCTTAAAATCATCGTAAAGCATGAATATTTTTAGAAGTTGTTCTGAAAATCCAGAAATAATTGCTGTCCCTGCTGTATCACAATTTACCGGGAATACTTCTCTACTATTTGAATTAAGATTCCAGAATATAAACTTAGGAGAATTGTAATTTGCGTCATTATATTTCTTAATTATAGTTTTATATACTGTTTCTAAATTGCCGGAATTATTAGAAGCATTATTAAATTGCATATCAGTAAATACAAACATTTTCTTAGGCATATTTTCTTTAGGTACATTAAACATATTCGCAAAATTAATAATCAATTGATTACATTTGATAAAATCCGTACTAAATCCGTAATTTGTTTTTAAGATAATTTTAATACTATCTAAAAGCTTAGGAATATCATTTTTTATATCAGACAATTTAATTATTTCTGGTTCTTCGCTAAATGTAATTAATTTATTATTAAATTGACCTTGACAACATACAGATGTAATTATACCTAAGGCAATCGCTACTTGTGCTGGTATGCTTCCGTTTGCCGCATTAAACATAGAACCAGAAAGATCTATAATAGATATAGAATTGTTAAAATTTCCAGATTTCTTAACATCTTCTACTATTGTTCTCCATTGAAGTTCTGTTGTTTCACATTCTTTAATATTGTCAAAGTTTACAATATCGCCATTAGTATCTTTAATATAATTAGCAACTAACTCATGTGGAAGAATTCCTTTAACATTAATTTTTTTCTTATTATTTCTAACATCTTCAAGAAATTTTTTATATCTTTCTTCATCGTGTTTAAGAAATGTTTTTTTTAATTTATTTGATGCTATTGAAGGAACTTTTTCATAATCAATATCATTCCACATTTGCGAACACAATTTTGTTTCAACTATATTAATATGTTTTCTAAGAGGAACTAAATACTCTTTTCTATATAATTCCATTTTATTAGAAGTTTTTCCATAAATTATTGTTGCCATTTTCTTAGCATATTGTTTTTTTTTATCATATTTATCTCCTTCACACGATGCCCATTTTGCACACAAAGAAACACTTTTATTATTATCTAAATTTATTTTATCCTCCATTAATTTTTTAGCAAATAAACTAAGTTCAAATTTATTGTCTTTACTTTTTAATTTATAACCTATATAATTTAGATCTTTCCAACATCCATATTTTTCAATATACTTGCTAATATTAATAGTATATGTATTAAATTTATTTTTTCTTAACCATAACATAGCATCATTAGAAACCCTTTTTTCCTTTTTTCCTTTATCCCTATCACGACCATTAAAGATAATAGCTATTGTTTTTTTAGGATCTTCTTTCCAACATTTTTCTAAATAATTATAATTTGTTTTAATATCTAAATCTCTCATAAATAACATAAAATAATCTACAATAACATTATTTGTAGTTTTTAGTGCTATACCATTATTATTCGTTAATGTTAGAGTTTCTTCATTATCAGAAGCATTATCGCAATCATACATAATATTATTATATAATAACTATATATATTTATATCATTTTTTATATATTTATAGAAAAATAAAAAATTATTATATTAATTTTTAAGCTGCTATTTGAGCTTGTTTGCTCGCTGATGGAGGAAAATGATGAGAAATCAATTTTTGCAAAATAAAATAATTAATATCTTCTTTATCGCCAACATTTAGAATTTTTTTAAGTTTATCGTCAGGAAGAATAAATCTTTTATTTTCAGGTTTATTAAGATTATGCTCTTTTACATATGTGTTGATAAACCGAGTAATATCTGTGCGAGATTTTTCTGTTCCATGAGGAACTCCTATAAAATCACATAATTCATCTGAAATCTTGTTAGGCTTTGCAAAACCTGATGGTGAATTTTTAGCATTTTGACGCTTCTTTTGAGCCTTCTCTATAATTTTTTGCTGTTTATCATATTCTTTGCTCAATACTTTTAGAAGTGCTTGCACTTCTTTGAAACTTACAAAAAGTGTGTTTACTTTTTCAATAATAGTACTTACAAGATTATCTTTTGGTGCCTCTTCAATATTTGCTTGAACATTCTCATTCTCAACAATATCAGAAACAACATCAACAACACTTTTAGGTTGTTTAGCATCTTTTAGTACATCTGATTTATCCGATGATACTTTAGTAGCAACACTTTTTTTAACTTGTTTTACATCAGTAAGAGTAGTAGTCTGTTGAGTTACTTGTTGTTGCGTTTGTACAGGTGGTACAGAAGTAGATAGAGTTGTTTTTTTTGTTTGCGCCATTATATATTCTATTTATGATTACATATATTATTATATGTTTATATCATTTTATATCATCATAATTATATTTATTTATAATAGTTAAAACAAATGAAAATAAAACGCACAGGAACTTATACTACAGGATTTAAATATTATAAAAACAATGATGAAATTACTGATGTAAAATTATTGGAAAAAATTAAAAATATGAAAATACCCCCTTCTTATCAACATGTAACAATAGTTAATAATAAAAAAATATTAGCATATGGTTATGATAGCAAAAACAGAAAGCAAATTATATATAATAAAGAATATATTAAAAAACAAAATAGTAAAAAATATGATAAAATAGAATATTATGAAAAGTATTTTTTAAAAATTAAAAATGCTATCGCTAAAGATATTAAATCTACAAATGAAAAAAACAAAATAATAGCTATGATAATAACATTAATATTATCTTGTGGTTTTAGAATTGGTAACAAAAAATATGAAAAGGAAAATAATTCTCATGGATTAACTACATTAAAATTTTCACATATAACTATATGCCAAGATAAAAAAAATCTTATAATATTTGATTTCATTGGTAAAAAAGGAGTGCAAAATAAATCAATATGTAATAACAAATATATATATAATTATTTATTAAATAAACTTATAAATCTTCAAGAAAAAAATCAGGATATTAATAATCAATATATATTTTCATATAAAGATACATGTGTAAATTCAAATGATGTAAATAGATATTTAGAAAATAAACTTAAAGTTAAAATAACGTCTAAAGATTTAAGAACATGGAATGCTAATAATTTATTTATTATTTATTTTAATAAATCAATTTATTCTAAAAATCCAATAAAAAAAGCATTAGAAATTACAGCTAATATATTACATAACACTCCTTCAGTATGTAAGAATAGTTATATAAATCCTAAAATAATTGAAAACGCAAAAAATCAAATAATTAATAAAAATTGACTTTTTATTATTATATAATAATAAGATATAATTATTATAGAATAGATAATGGATATTGATATAGTTAATACTAACATTGAAGAAATGTTGTCCTGTAGAGGCGATGATATGTCTATATTTAAAGAGCATTTATTATCAATGAATAAAGAAGATTTTGAAACAGATAAAAATGTTATTGATATTCAAACTTCTAATACTTCTGTAATCTATGCACTTACTAAAAAATTAAGAAAAACAATAATTGACGAATTGAAAGAAAATATAAAAGATAGTAATACAAATATTCAAGATTTTATAAGTAAATATGGTTCAAAAAATAATATAATATTAATCTTCAATAATGAGTCTATATCTACAGCTGTTAAAGCATTACTAAATAAATATGATAAATTATTTCAAAAAAATGGTGGTCAATTGCAATATTTTACTTTACGACAATTAATGTTTAATCCTACTAAACATGAATATGTTCCTATTCATACTAAACTTGCAGAAGAAGAAGTAAAAGAATTTATGAAAGAATATATGACAAGAACAAAAATACATATGCACGTTATTTTACAAAGCGACCCTATTGCTAAATGGATTGGCTTAAAGCATGGAGATATAGTTAGAATTAATAGATATAATGAAAATAGCGGAGAATCTTTTTCGTATAGGTCTTGTATTTAAAAATATAATATATTTTAAAATAATAGAGTAGTAAATAATTAAGATATATGCCAACTACAATAGATACAACTACAATAAATACAACTACAACAACAGATTTAAAATATACTTATAATATATTATATGAGCACATTAGAAATCTGGAGAAGAATATTAAAGATACCGCATGTGATATTGAAAATGAGAAGCTGAATGATAGTGATTTATATAAAAATTCGTCGAATATTTTTTGCAATTCATTCGATATACTTTTTAATATAGCAAATAATAATAATATAGATGCAGCTTATACTGCCTATCATACAGGTAGTATGATAGGTATTGATTCTACTGGGTTATCTACAGATTTCACTATGACTAATGATATTTTTAAAGGTACATTAAAGAATTGTTTAAGTTTAAAGATAACACAATCACAATTTAGTAACAACAATACTGCTGCTACTACTGATGATAAAGTAGTAAATACTATGTTAGATGATGAATTGACTACTAAAAAAATGCACTTACTTTATTATGGAAAGTTTGCGTCTACAGCCGACTTTGAAATTAAAGTAGATCCTGTACGCGTACAACACATATATTATACTATTTTGTTGTTAGATGTTTATATTGAAATAGTTGAAGCATTTTTAACTATTGATCTTTCCAGTAATATAGAAGAAAAAAGAGCCTTTTGGAACTTAACAGAAGATGTAGGTAGTAATAATATTTCTAATCATTTGGGAACTAATGATATAACTTATAATAATTTATATCCTAAAGCAGGCTCGGCAAATACAAAAAAAATTAAGAGTTATATAAATTATATAAATATTGTGCTTAAGCCATTATATAAAGGTTCAACAACTAAATGTATGTTTATTACTGATTCAAGCGGTTCAGCAGTAACAACTGCTGACGTCAAACCACGTAATGGTATATATTTATATAACAATTTGTTAGAAACATTATTTTTAAATGACTATTTTGATAAAGAGGGCGCGGCGGGCGCTACAAGTCTTGGTGCGGGCGAATTAGGATCCAATTTAGCTACTACTGTTCCCGAATATACATTTAAAAATAATAATGGTGAAATAAATTTATCGGATACGAATTATGGTTTTTTTTTAGATAGCGGGACACAATACAGAAATGGTTATTTTAGAATTACTTTTGATCCTGACAGCGGTAGTTTCACAGATGCTAAAAAACCTTATCTAAAATTAATTAAAATATTTCTTTCGATGATACGAAATATCAAGTATGATAATTTACTATTAACATTACAATATTTAAAAATGTATTTATATTCGTTAAAATCATTATTATTAACATCGATAAAAGTAATTAATATTTATCATAATTTAAATTGGTCGTTGAAATCTTTATTTGCATTAAATTATCCTGACTATAGTCATACTTTATTTAAAACCTTTATTCACACACAGGGTACTGGTGCTTCTGATATTGCCAGCAGATTAGAAGCTATTAAATTAACTTATAGTGGCACCATAACCGGCGGCAACCACGCAGTATATGCTTTTACTACGTTGGCTGCAGCTAAAAACTTCGCTTTTTATGTTAACCCCAAGAATATAACTTCTGGTTCAGGTGAAAGTTATGGAAAATTATTAGATTATAATATATATAAGCTTGATAAAGAAATTAATAAAACAAATCAATCTAACATTATTTCAAGATATATTAATCCGTTGGATTATCAATCAATAAGTAATACATTTACATATGACAAAGAAAATTTAACTATCAAAGTAACCACCGCCGCCTCTTCCATACTAAACCTATTATTATCTGATTATAAAAGTAACATAAAGAAAAATTATTATATATATATTCCATTTTATGAAAGAAAATTAGAAATTAGTGATTATAAAATCACAGAATATACTACTATAACATTTAATTTAAATGAAGATGCGTCATTAAATAATGGCGACAATCCTCATTCTTTATACTTACTTCCAATAGGAATAGAAGAATATAAAAAATATAATAATAATTTATCTGATAATATAAAAGACCTTGAAGAAAATATTAATTATAATAAAACACAAATTTTAAATAATAAGTCAATATTTGATACTAATAAATCAAAGAATATAATATTATATTACGAATTATTAATATTCGCATTAATAATTTTATTCATATTATTTATATTAATTATTATAAATATTGCTAAAATTGAAATAGGTTTAATGAAAATGATATCTTTGATATGTTTCGGAACACTTATTGTATTATTATCATTATATTTTATAATTGATACATTATATATAAATGAAAGTTATATTGAAACTTTTAGCACAGCAACAGAAGATGCAGCAGCAGAAGCAGCTTCAACAAATATATATACTTCTTCTATATGTAATACAAATTGTGTTAATCCTTTAGCAACTCCAGCTACTGGCTATGTAAGAGAGAACGACGACAACACTATTAAAACTTATAAAAAAACTATTGTAACAAATATGTTAAAAGATAATGCAAAAGAATTAATTAATAAAATTCGATTATCATATACATATACAGATACGTTATCATTATTAAACAAAGAACTTCAATTAAATTCATTAATTAAGCACAAATATAATGATAAGGATTATATTAATAGTTTTATTAAAAATAAAACAGAAGATGCACATATAAATACAGATATGATTAAATATGAAAACTTAAATTATAATGTTAATATATTATCTATTATATTATTATCTATAATTATAGTTAGTGCATATATTATTAACCTTTTTACAAATAATAATTATTTAGGGTTATTATTTTTAACAGCTATTATTTT